TTCCCAGTCACCATTAGCATGACCAGCATCCATAATCCAGCGGAGTGCTGTTTCACGGTCACGAGCACCCATGCACATGGTGTTGATTACATGCTGTTCGAATTTCTCTATAGCAATGGCTTCGGCTTCTTTACGAGCCAAGTCTTCAGCATTGATAACCATAGCGAGTAAGTCAAACTCAGCCATGAAGTCAGCTTCAGTCCAGCTGGTTGTATCAACACCACGAGGGCGAACACCATATGCGTCTTTGTACATGTCCCAGTACTGGCACTGCATCTGCTCTAGGACAGTCATCTCTTCCCAACTTGTCAAGACTTCATTCATTTCAATTCCTTACATTGACCAAAAAGATTCGGATGAGGGTGAGCAATAGTAGGGTGTATCGTATCGTTCTTGGAATTCTTTGCCACCCATCAGGTTTGTTCTGGTAACATAAGTTTCAAATACTTCAACGACAAAACCAAGTTTTGTTTTGGATTCAGCAACGGTTTTGATATATGCCTCGGTGCTAGGTGCGAAATCTTCAGTAGCAACTAAACGGCGACCTTCTTTAGTGCGCCTGTCAGTCTTATAAATTTCGAGGGTGTATTCTTTAAGTGAAGACATTTGGTTTCCTTTTCGATTAATCAGACTACAGTATACAACAGATTGGCACTATTGTCAAGCATTATTTGCCAGTAATTTTTCAACTGGCGACCTCGGGGATCCGATCCCTCTGTCTTACACCTGAGGACCCATGTTGGCATGGGTCTTTGTGGTACCACCGTTCCTCGGCGGTCTCAGTGTGGTTCAATCTGTTAAGACTTCGACCATTGCTTGCAGTTCGAATTCTTCGAGAAAGGATTCAACTAACTCAACAGGATATTTCACAATCTCAGCAATCTCACTACTACAGTAACCAGCACAGGCTAGTTCTTCAATTTCCAAACTCAGGTTTGACATTTTACTCATTTTTCAGTCTCGCTTTTTTGCTAACTTGAATACAGTATACATCAACTGCACCTATTTGTCAAGTACTTTTTTGTTGTATTTTTACAACATTACTTGCTACGGCGATATTCTTTTCCGTCTATGATAAGCACATGATTATAGGAATCAGCATCGGCTTCGTTCACTTTAGTTTGCAATTGTTGCAAACCTTGGTGGGCTAGTTCTATGCACTTTGTGGGACCGAGAGTAGCAATTACCAGACCCAATATGATACCAACAATAAAATGCATGTTAACGACCTCCGTTGGATGCTTTGCAATAGCCAAGATTTTTCAGTTCAGCAACTTTGTGTCCGTTGTAGGAAATGCTTCCCCGTTTCATCGGCCAAGTTCGTTCATCTGGTCGAGCCTTGCGAGTAGCGAGGACTGACACATAGACACCAAGTTCTTCGTTGAAATATTTGCTAACAACTTTCATTGTGTTTCCTTAGAATGTATTCAGTGAGGGATTCAGTTCAGAAATCAATTGTCGTTCCCGTTGGTGCGCTGGTTTGCGACCACGGACAACTTCAATAACTTCATATGTCCATGTACAGTCACTCAGTTCACGGAGAGCAGTACACATAGCCCATGCTTTATTCTCGCATCTGGCTCGGCTCATATGCTTTTGCCAACGGACTTTGACCGAACGGAGATATGCTTGTCCCTGCGCTACAGTCAGACCGATGTAGCTATCGCCAGTGTCTATACACTCTACACGATACAGCACATGGTTTCTGTCTTGGCGGGGTTTTCTTTTCAGCATATGCATATAATAGCACAAACTGGCACACTTGTCAAGTGCTATTGTTGCGTAGAAACAACAAGATTTATGTTGACAGGCTCGGATTTCTGTGATATAATAGAGGGTTACACTACCACTTGCCGCTTACATCCCAGCCTTCGTAGCCATCCATGTCTGGTATGTCTGGCACACCCACTGCGAATTCATCGATACTCACTGAGTCACTCTGTTCGCCACTGTTTATTCTTCGTATCTTCTCTAGTGTAGCGACACCCTCTGGTGTCTGCTGATACTCAAGCATGGCGATTCTGCGATTCTCATTCGTTTCTGCGCTATGTTCTCGCACATTACCACATGATGCAGAGCAATATGGTCCTCTTTTGCGGTGTTTTATCCCACACCTCGGGCATTCTTTCTCTCTGAAGATTCCTGGCATATTTAATATTACCGTTTACACCCCACTATTTTACACATTATTGCACTCTGTATAGAAGTATTCTAGTGTATATCTTCGCACCCATGGCTTCATCTTGCTCTCATCTATAGTATAACACAATGCATTCTCCCACTGAGGATTCTTGTACCATACTGATTCTGGCAGTGTTAGCAGTTCTTTCACTGATAATATACAATACTTACCATTAAAGCAGTCTATACACATAATATAATAGTCATAGTCTGATAAGGTTGTCTTTATCTTTGACCGTTTAATATCTATCTTACCACCTTTGAATCCTGCTTGGACTTCAACAAAAATCTTTTTGTTTGCATCAATAAAATCGGGATCAGATTTCTTTGCGAATATCTGTGGTTTGTTTAAATCATCTGCGCCGTTTTGAGTTAGTTTACAGTTCAATTGTTCTTCGATAAATGATTTGAAGATTGTTGCTGTGATATAGCCTTGCATCCAATTGTAGTAGACTGATTCTATACTGCGCCCGTGATTGTTAAACTGTGCTAATAGATTGTTGTTTCGTATCGTGAAATATGCATCAGTTACTATCTTCTCAATAGATAAATGGTCTGTCGGCATGGTTGATTGTATCTTTATAAATGATTCAATCAACCTCGAATTGTATAGTTGTATCAAGTCCCAATTGATTAGTTTCAAGTCCTTTGCGGACATATAATCTTTTATAGCCGAAGCACTAGCAAATCCTAGAGCCTTTCGATAATCTCTATCTTCTGTCATGTGTGGTAGGTTTTACTTCAATCATTAGTATCTTCCTTATCTACAGTCGGTACAGTCATCCATTCTGACCAATAATGACCTGGACATGGTTCCTCATGGTCTTTATATACTCTATACTGTAAGGTCATTGACTTATGTGATGAAGATATTCTCTCTGCAACCCATCTTAGTTCTACATTATTCATAATTATATCTTGTCGATGGCACATATGTTGATGGTTCGCCAGCACTACCACCAGCCATTGGTGGCACATATGGTGCTGGTCTTGATGCTAGATGATGCACTAGTTCTCTCAGTGCAATATTCTCTTTCTCTAATGCATCCAATCTTTCATATGCGGATTTGATACCATTCTCACATCGTTCTATTTCTCTTAAAACATCTTCTTTTTTCATATTATGGACTCATCAATGCAATTGTTAATAGAAACCACCAGCCGGACCAGTTATACATTACCATGAGGAATACTGTTCCGGCTACTAGTGCAAGATTGTATAGCAGTTTCATTGCTACTGTCATTTTGTTTGCTCTGCTAGTTTCTTATAGCCTGCCCAACTCGGATGCACTTTGTCTGCTTGTAGGTTTGGTATGGGTAATACCGTATCACCATAATCTTTCGCTATCAACTGAACCATCTGTTGTATATCAGGTTTGATTGCTGGCAATATCCAGAATACTCTATCGGATTCAACTCTCGCTCTCAACTGTTGCAGTTCCCATAGTGTACGAACACCTGCATGGTCGTTTGAACCTAGACTGATAATCACTGTGTTTGCATTCAGTTTTCTATTCGCATTCTGTTTGTTCCATTGCCAGCTATTGATACCGCCTTTAGCATAGGCGACACACTCAGGCTTGAATTGATGTGTGCCAACTGCAATACTATCACCTACAATCAAACAATCAATCATTCTTAGCCTCCGTAATAACTAATAACAGTATCTAATGCTTTAACAAGTAATGTATTGCCAACCACATCTTCTGAATGTAACCAGTACCCAGTAGGATTAGAATCTGTTCTTGGGTTGTCTGTCCACTTTTGCAATTCATCAGAAATATACTTTCGATGTTCTTTTAGATTACTCAAGGTAATACCATCAGCAACTTCTGCACTCAATTCAATATTCTTCATCTTGATACCCTCAGTTCTGCATCTGGATTGTCCCAACATGCATTGCGATATTTGTACACAAAATCAACCAGACCTTCATAACTACCCCAACCATTCTCTGGATCCCATTGCTTGAAATGTTCAGGATCAGACAATAAAGTGTTCCAACCTTCGTTAAGCAACTCTGAAATGTTTCTAGCAAAGACTAAACCTTCTTGCTCATCAGGTCGCCACAGCACATCATACAATGTCATACCATTAGACAATTTGACTTCACCAGCCATTTTGCCTAAGTTATGTGTAATGTTCCCACCGTAAACTGAAATAGGTTTCGTAATCATTAAATCAACATCAAGACTCATCTTCATAATCCTCTATAAAATAATTAATGTACTTCAGAGCCTCTTCAGCCTCAGATTCTGTACATTTGTATCGTTCAATCAAAACTGTCTTCATCTCAGCATTTTCCACACATTCAATCAGGTCATCATAATCCCAATCGAATGTGTGGTCCATGTCATACCACAGAGACAGTTTACCGTTTACATTATGAAATGCATACCAGCAACTATTACTCCATCTAGCGTAACTCATCAGAATGCATCAAAGTTAAAATATTTTGGCGTTTCTTTGACTAGAATCAAAGTCATACCATCTTTCTCAAAGATGAATTGATTTGTCTTGTTATTGAATTGAACCAAATCATCAGTGGTAAAAGATTTCTCACCCCAACCATTCTCATCATCTGGATCATCATCAATACCAATAGTACCAATAGCAACTGGAGCATCACTTTCTGCTTTCTTTTTAGACTTGAACCAATAACTTAAATCAATTTCTTTTGTTGATAGTGGTGTACCATTCCAAGTAGCAGGACTCACTCTGTCAGCCTTGCGGTTACCTTTGTAGATTTCAACAGCATAAGGTGAACCACTGTCAAACTCTGCTCTGACATTTAGAATACGCATAGCTTGTTGCGGTGTCTCATTGTAACGATTCATCTCTTCGACAACTGCTTTCAGCATGTCAAAATTGAATGCTGAAAATACAGATGCAATATTCACAATAGAATCAATGTGTGCTTTGTTGCCCAAGTTATCGGCACAGTATTCACGAATGAAACTCTCATCTAATCCTTTGAATTCTACCATATAGAAGATACGACCAGGACGATTTCTCATGTGGTCATCTACACGCCATTTGTCGTTGCTGGTTAGCATAAACAATTTTTTAGATGTGAAGATACCATCCAGTAATGTCAACAGTTTTTCTTGGTCATCTCTATCATAGACCTTTTCAAACTCATCAAAGAAGACAATGCATGGCTGTTCAATAGATTGAATCAGTGTATTGAATTTGTCACCACTGAAGTCAGCGTTCACTACAATGGTGGGTACACCTTGCTTAGCCAACTCAACTGAGATGTTTTTGCTCAATAGTGTTTTACCAGAACCTTTCTCACCAACAAGCATAACACCTGTGCTTTGGTCACGATTCCAGAAACTATTGATAATCCTATCAGTATTGCGAGCAGTGTCGCCATACAACTTTGTAGGCATAGTGAAATCTTCAATGTGTTCAATGAAGAAGTTTTCGAATGGGTCTTGCTTTACAACATAGTTACCAGCTGGCAACTGTTCATGCAAGTCCATCGATTCTTTGGTTGCAATACGGAATGTATTGCCTGATTTCATGTAGTAACTCATAATAAATCCTCTGTTTACATACCGTCTGCAAATTCTCTCATCGACCCACGGAGCCTTGCCCATTTCTCCGATTCTTCTTTTGCTTTCGCTTCCTCTTTTTCTTTTAGAGTCTTCTCAATCAATTCTTTAACTTCATCTTCATTCATCTTGATTCCCTTTGTTTTCTAATCACCATACGATAACACTCACTTCTTTTTTCATATCCTATCATTTTATCACAAAATGTAGCAGAACCTGAATACTTTGCTAGGCAATATAGTTTATCATTGCCTGTCATTTTCATACAATCATTCATACTTTCAGCATATGCATTTACTGTAAATAACAACAGCAGTATGATTTTCATCTATTACTTTCTTAGAATTTTTAAAGAATCATAATAAACCTTTTTCTGTGCCTCATCAAAATTATGCGTTAAATTTTCATTCATTTCATCTTCCCAATCCATTTCAGCCTTCAACTCAATGTATGTGAATACGATAAGAATGCCTAAAGATAGTGTGAATGAAATGATTATGATACCGACAATCACAAAATGCCAGTATCGTGCCATTAGAATAGGTAGAACAAAAAACACAATTAAACATAACAAAACCATTAATATTGCTTTGTAATGTGAATTCATGTCATTCGTTTCTCCCTTAGTGAACTATTTGGTCAGTCGTGTCAACATTTTTCAATTGCATTTCAGGTATGTTCGCTAATATTTTGCGAAACTCTTCTCCAGAACCCATGAAATCATTTGCAAGCACAAGTCTAGCCGCTATAATTGAAGTCAAGGACAGCGGATCTATTTTGTATTCGTTGATTAACCCTACAATTATATCATCAACTTTGAAAGCAATTTCTTCTAATTTAACATCGGATTGTTGTGTCATATCTATTATGTATCATAAAAAAATGGTGCGAGTAGCAGGATTTGAACCAGCACGCCCGAAAGCGGGAGATTTTAAATCTCCTGTGTCTACCAATTTCACCATACTCGCTTGATTGGTCCGGCGTGAGAGAATCGAACTCCCATTAGAAGGGTAGAAGCCTACTGTATTATCCATTATACTAACGCCAGAATATTTTATTTGAATATTGCAGACCACTTCTGCAATTTTTGTCGTTTGAGACCTGATGCATTGAGTAATTCTTCTCGGTTAATCATACCTGATTCAACCATCAATTCAATCATGCAATGCAAGTCACCTAACTCTTCAGTTAATCGTTGTTTGTTTGTACGCTCATTGTATGTTTCATTTAGACCAAATCGAAAACACTTGCTGATTGCTTGTGTGACCTCTGCACATTCTTCTTGTGTAATCAACATAATTTCTCTATCAACATCATTCATTGTCTTTTCTCCTAATGAATGCATTATAACACAACCACACAGACTTGTGTGGCAATAATGGTGCCCCAAGGGAGACTCGAACTCCCACGCACTAGGCACTGGTTTCTAAGACCAGCGTGTCTACCATTCCACCATCGGGGCATAAATTTGCATTGCTTTTAAAAATTGGTGCTACCTAGAGGAATCGAACCTCTTTCAATGGTTCTTCAGACCATCGCTATGACCACATCAGCTAAAGTAGCATGGTGCTCTCACCGAGAATTGAACTCAGAATTCATCCTTACCAAGGATGTGTTATACCACTTAACTATGAGAGCAATTGTTGGTACCTTGTGACGGGATTGAACCGCCGACCTTCTCCGTGTAAAAGAGTTACTCTACCGCTGAGTTAACAAGGCAAATTACATAGTGGGACCGTTGCCGTTTTTAAAGCCAACGGAACCACCTTCTTCTTCGATTCTCTTAATCACATCTTCAAAGAGAATGGGTCTAAAGTCTGTTTGTTCTACACAAACACAATGGTATCTAGCATCAACACCCATAGGTTTACCATTGAAGCCACGAATCATCACACGGTTTGAATGGGTGTGACCATGAATGTTTGTACCAAAACGACCTAGACTGTCACTATGAATTGGGATATGACTAAGAATCATTCCATTCATTACATGATATGCTCTCAATTCACGAAAATGAATTCTGTATTCATCATCACGAAAGATATCATGGTTACCACGAATCAGAACTTTATCACCGTTCAGCCTGTGCATGATGCTAAGTGCCTTTCGGTTGATTACAACATCACCGAGGTGGTACACTTTATCATTTGGTCGAACAGTTTCGTTCCATCGCTTGACCATTTCTTCATCCATATCTTCTGGATTGTCCCATGGTCTTAATTTCGTTACTCCGTCATCACGCATAAACTTACACACTCCAGCATGACCAAAATGTGTGTCACTTGTTAAAAATACTGAAGGCATAATTTTCTCCTATTAATTTGCTTTGGGTTGTGCTATGAGGATTGAACTCATACTATCTCGGTCACAGCGAGAGGTGCAGACCACTACACTAAGCACAACCCAAAGCAAACTCATACAATAAACAATGGAGCGGAGTGAGAGAATCGAACTCTCAACGGAAGATTGGAAATCTACAGTTTTACCATTAAACTAACCCCGCAATGCACCGATGCTTATTCAAGCAGAAGCAATGTTCGGTGCCACACAAAGGCAAGATTTATAAAGAGCCTGCACTCTATACTGGAGCGGGTAGAGGGAATCGAACCCTCAACTAAACCTTGGCAAGGTCTTGTGTTACCACTAGCACCATACCCGCATATTATACCTTAGCCAATTCTTGTTCAGCTAAGATTCTTTTCAGTCTATCAGCACAGAAACTTGCGGCTGGCGCATCTGGCTTGACCATTGGTGTCACATTACATGTACCTTTGATATAACCAATTGCTTGTTGCACTACGCAAGAACTTCCGTGTTCATCAGATTTGTTCAAGTCCAAATGAACTTCAACATGTCTATCTTCAAGCACATCAGCTAACGATTGAAATAATTCTGAAACCTTGTAGACTTCAGTCATCAACCTCATAGCAGGTTTGCTTTTCTTGTGGTCGTAATCTAATTCACGATTTAGAAAACCGAAAATCTTACAGCCATGGCGTCCATCAATATGAACTACAACAGCCAATGCATAATCTGCATACCACACGCCGTCAACTCTAACTCTTTCTGAATCAGCACCAAGATAAATTTTCGTATCAGGTCCTTGATTCACAACGAATTCTTTCACTTTTTCGATTTCAAAATTTTTCATACTACTTCCTTTATGGCACCCCGCCAGGGATTCGAACCCCGTCCCACGGTTTTGGAGACCGTCATGCTGCCGTTAACACCAGCGAGATATATGGTCCTCTCGAAAGGAATCGAACCTTAGGTCTTTCGGTTATCAGCCGAATGCTCTACCATTGAGCTACAAGAGGAAACTTGGTGGGTCCTGAGAGAATCGAACTCCCACTCGTAGGTTCGTAGCCTACTGTAATATCCATTTTACTAAAGACCCTAATTGGTGGTGATAGTTGGATTCGAGCCAACGACCTCCTGCGTATGAAGCAGATGCACTACCGCTGTGCTATATCACCATATTGGTAGCAGAGGCAGGATTCGAACCTGCGGTTCTTGGCTTATGAGACCAAGCGGATGACCACTTCCATACTCTGCGACATTGGTCCGTGTAGAGAGATTCGAACTCCCGACCCTCTGGTCCCAAACCAGATGCGCTACCAGACTGCGCTATACACGGATAAAACTTGGTGCCCCATGACAGAATCGAACTGCCGTAACCTGATTACAAGACAGGTGTAATACCATTATACTAATAGGGCGAAATAGGTGTCGGGCTTCCACCGACTGCTAATCAAACTACTCTGAAC